CACGGCAAATGGTGGCAGTTCTATACTCACGAAAAGCAGCGGTATGTCTCGCTCAAGCAGGACTATGACACCCTCAAGCGACAGAAGTTTGAATGGTATCTCGGACGCATGGACGAGGAGGAACGCAAAGCGTTAAACTGGCAGCCGCAGCCCGTTCGCATCGTGCGTCAGGAAGTTCCGGAATATTTAAATACGGATACCGATTTGCTCCCGCTCGCGGGGAAAGTCGAAGTGCAGGAACTCAAACTGAAGTTCATTGAGGATTGCATCAAGCATATTAATAATCGTGGGTATCTCATTCGCTCCTACATCGATTATCTCCGGTTCAGTCAGGGGTCGTGATGTCTGCGACGCCTGATATTGTTCTTGCGCCGCACACGCATGCATATTGTTATGTGTGGGCGAGTGAAAGCATTGAACGCGAACTCAGCGAGGAACTGTCGTTTCTGGTACCGGGGTCGCAGTATATGTCCAAGTTTCGTAAAGGCTGGGACGGAAAAGTGCGTCTCCTCAATCGTACGACCAAGATGGTCTACGCAGGACTCGCGTCACGAATTGAACGCTGGGCACGTAAGCAAAATTATACGATTGAAAATCGACTGCCTCCTGCGGTGAGCGCCTGGGATGGCTTCGATACCGAGCGGTTGCTTCAGACGTATCCGACCGCATTAGAGGTGCGGGATTATCAGCGCGACGCCATTACCTACGGCTTACATCACTCCCGTGCGGTGTTGTTGTCGCCTACCGCGTCGGGAAAATCGCTGGTGCTGTATTATCTCGTCCGAGCGCGAATGATGGACGGGCCGGTGTTGCTGGTGGTGCCGACCATTACGCTAGTGAAGCAGATGACCGAGGACTGGCGTGGATACGGTTGGACGGATGTCGACACGTTCGTGCATCAGACCACCGGCGGCGTCAAGAAGGAGACGCAGAAGCCGGTCGTGGTCAGCACATGGCAAAGCATTTTTCGTCAGCCGGAAGAGTGGTTCAGTCGCTACCGCACCCTGCTCGGTGATGAAGCGCACACCTTCAAAGCAGAATCGTTGCGAAGCATTATGGAGAAACTGCCGCACTGCGCGCACCGCATCGGCGTGACCGGCACCCTTGACGACGCAAAGAGCAACAAACTCATGGTGGAAGGCGTCTTCGGCGCACCGCACCGCGTGGCGCGCACCGCAGACCTTCAGGAGCGGGGGCATTTAACCCCCATCCGTATTCAAGGACATTTCCTCCAATACCCCTCTCACGACCGCTGGCTGCTGCGAGAACAGCATCGAACCTATGCGGAGGAGATGACCTACCTCGCACAACATCCTGCGCGTATGGACTGGCTCGTGCAGTTTGCGAGTCAATTGCGGGGGAATGTCCTGATCCTCTTTCATCTCGTGGAAAAGCACGGCGTTCCCCTTTATCGAGCGATGCGTGAGCGTCTGGGGACGAGCCGTCCCATTTATTTTATTAGCGGTGAAGTTGCCGCTGAATCTCGGGAGCAGATTCGCGCATTACTGGAACATCCGGAACATATCATTTTAACGTTCGATGACCAGCAGATTCGGTGTATTCCTACGGAGCTAGTCCCGCTCATGGACGGGCGTACCGTCCCTGCATCCGAGATTACCCCAAATGATGATGTAGAGAATGGATGGATACTAAATAGAATAAGTAAGGAAATGCTTAAACCCGTTTCCATCGATAACTCTACAAGCAAAGGATACCACCATGTCACAATGGGGAAAGATCGATAGAGCAAATAATTCGCCCATTTGGGGCCCCGTCACAGTCATGAAGACTGCGAATACGGTGAATCGGGATGCACTGTATAACAATGTCACGGCAAATGCGTATGTGACCAACACTGCGTTTTCTAACGGTTATACGGCTGGAGTCTTTGGTATTTCTCCTGCGGAAATGAGTGACTCGGGTCAAGGACAAATCGCCAGCATCACGGTGCTGACAGCGGGTTCCGGATTCACGGAGCGTCCCAGCGCGAACCTTGTCGGCGGTAACGGCAGCGGCGCGACCACAAACACGACCGCGAAGGTTGTTGCAGTGACGATTGTCACGGGTGCAGGCGGAAGCGGCTATGCGCCGGGCGATGTCGTCACCATCAATACCAGTGGTGCTGCGGGTGCAGTGACGACCGCACGGTTCAACGTGTTGACCGTAAATGCGTCCGCATCGAACACCGCATTAACCCTGTCGATTAACACCGCCGGGTCATTCATTGCACTTCCCACGAATATCGCGAATAACGCAACGACCAACACGGTTGGCGTCGGTACCGGTCTTCGTGTGAATCTCTCGTTCGGTGTTGCCGCTGTTGCAGTCGTTGCAAACGGCACTGGGTATACCAGCGCACCGACCGTTTCGTTTACGGGAGCCGGTGGAACCGGTGCGACGGCTACCGCTGCACTGCGGTCGGAGCAGAGCAAAGTAACCGCTGCGGGATGGAACCGTCGTGAGGTGCTGCCGAACGGCCGTGTCCGTTACGAGTGCTTGGTTGCGATGGGAAGCATCACCGATCCGGGTGGTGGCGATACCGACGACTCGCTGTTACCGGACTAATCTCCACCATAACAGCATCATCGTATGCTATACTAACGGGAGTGTTCAGATGGACACTCCCGTTTTTTTATTAGGATGAAAGGCTAGACAATGAAACCTACCAGTGTAAAACGAGAGGCGGTGCGGGACGCGATTCTTATCGCGTCCTATTGACGGTACCTTTAGCACTGGCGTGAACGTGCGTCGCTTACACCATCTCATCTTTGCATCCCCATCGAAAAGCCGATATCGGGTGCTTCAGAGTATTGGTCGAGGATTGCGACTACACGATTCCAAAAAAGTAGTGTATGTCATGGATGTCGTTGATGATGCTCATGACCGACAGTATGTGAATTACGCGTTCAAGCATTGGGCACAACGCGTGAAGTTTTATCGAGAAGAACATTTTCCGATTGATCTATATACTCATACCTTTGAACAGAAAGATTTTGATGAATGAATACTCGACTTCAAGATGAAAAGTTTCACCCGCTCTATGAAGGATATCCGGTTCTTGTTCGTCTAACTTCCGGCACGGATATCTTAGCGGTGGTTTATCACTCCGAGGAAGATGACCGGTTGATGCTGGAACAGCCGATCTCGATTGTTTATGAACCGATTGAGGATTCTGAAACCACCAAGAACTCACATCAGGTTGATCGGGTTCGTGTGCGATTTGAACGCTGGGTGCTATTGAGTGATGCAGACTTCTATCCCATCTATATGGAACATATGCTCACGATGGCACCGCTTACGCCGTCAATGGCCGAATCATATACGCAGTGGGCAAAGAATCTCTATCAGTTGACCGCGAACATTAAGGAACCCGAAACTCCACAGCAGTCAACAGAATCTTCTACGATGCCCGCAGTGCTTCCCGATGGGTCGACGCCGGAAGAAGTAGTGCAAACCTATCTGGATTTCTTCTTACATAATTTCAAGCCCAAGGGTAAGCCGAATTAATTATGGCGAAACAAAATCATTATGTGGATAATAAATTATTGTTCGAGACGCTCGTCAAGTATAAGAAAGCGGTCGCTCGACAAACGAAAAATCCACCACCGATTCCTGAATACGTGGGCGAATGCTTATTGAAGATTGCGACACGATTATCACAAAAGTCCAACTTTGCGTCTTATACGTTTCGTGATGATATGATTAGTGATGCGATTGAAAACTGCATCATGTATCTTCATAACTTCGACCCGGCGAAAAGCAGTAATCCGTTTGCGTACTTTACGCAGATTACGCACTTCGCGTTTATTCGTCGCATTGAGCGCGAGAAAAAACAATCCTACATCAAGCTCAAGTATGCGATGGAGCAAACGCTTCAAAATGCCGACTACACCACGCAGGATGGGGATGCCGCAAATATCAAAGACCCGGCATGGATGTCCTACGAAAATGTGCATGACTTCATCCGCGACTACGAGCAGAAGCTCAGTGCGAACCGAGCGCGACGTTCCTTACACGACGCCGAGCATGACGGCATCGTTTCTTTTGATATACTAGAAGAGGATGAAGAGGTTGAGCATGAACGCGGCGTCGACGGCGAAGTGGAACGCTTTCCCGACGATGATGGGGAAGAGGACGCTGATGACACGATTGAGGAACTATGAGCCA